TGTCATTATAACTATTTCCAAGGTTTTCCCACTTTATAACATTTTCTCCAAGTTTGTCAAGGATTGCATTTTCTAAGGATTGTGGGTTGTCTTCAGATAGAACTTCAAATCTTGCGTGATGATCGTAGGCCCAAATGTTGACTAAAAAATTTTTCATATCTCACCAATTTGTTTAATAAATGGGGCCGTTTTAAGGCGGCCCCATAAATTTTAATTATTACGCACCTTCAACGCCAAAGATACCTCTAGGGTCAGATACACCAAATGAGTATCTTTCTCTAGCTTTGTATCTTACGTTTCCAGTATCGAAGTC